TCTAAGTCAGGATACTGTTCTTTTACCAGTTGCATCTTGACGCGGTCTGACTTGTCAAAGAACCCCTTTGCTTCTATCAGTATGTCTTGTTCTGTTAAGTGAAAGTCGGGAGTGTATGTGCGAGGCTTGGGTATGTACGTCAGCTTTATGTTTTCATACTCGTAGGGTATTGCACTGTTACCCAACGCCCTAGCGATGCCCAGTTCAAAGTTAGATCGAAACCCCGCTTTGTTTGCGGAACTTCGTTTCATAGTTCCATCCCTATTGAACCCATTCTTTTTAGTACGTACTCTCCCACTTTGGGGGAAAGTTTTTTTACGGTATACAGTTCGCTTGTCAGGCGATTCAATGGGACGCATACATTGACTCCTGCATGTGACAGTCTGCCTATTGCTTGAAATTCTAGTTCCAGCGTAGTGATGTCACGCTTCTCTGTGTTGGATGACAGGTCACCACCCATCGTAAAGTTCTCACGCAAAGTCAAAGGAAGCCCACGCTCGTTCTGTCGCAGTTGTATTGCATTACGCTCTCCACCTTCACCCCTGTGGGATTCAATGTAGATGTGATGCAAGTCTTTGTTCATAGCGATTAGATCAATTTCGTAGTCTTGTACAAATATATAAGGCACATCATAGTTCCTTTTGCTTTAGCTTTGTATACCATACCATAGGTGGATTCTTTGCTTGTGATGTTACCTTTGGATGTAGGGTAGCTTTAGGCCAACAGTGGTTTCTATATCCACACAAGTTGCACTCTTTTGATAGTACCTTGTTTTCAGTTCGCAAGGTTTCCCCTTTGCGTCTGTATGTTTCATACTCATCAGGAAACGGCCTAAAAGGTTTGACACTAGGGTTAGTCAAAAACTTGACACGATCTACGGCATCAGCTAGGTAAGCTTCTCTGTCGTCGTCTTGCCACTCCGGTGCTTCAACTACAGCCACCTCGCCGCTTGACTTGTTGACAACTATCCACCCACCAAACGGCATACCCGTTGCGGCAGAGTACAGATAGCCCTGCATTACATAGCCAAAGGGATCGTCATCCTTTATGGAATCGTACCCACCAAAACCAGTGAATTTATTTTTGTATGCCCAGTCACTTGCTGACTTTACATCCCACACTTTCTCCACACCAAGTTCGTCACGTATGATTACATCCAGTGTACCTTTGATTGTTTGTTCACCCAGCTTTAGTTCTACTTGTCGTTGGGAGTCTACTATATCTACACCTGCTTCACGCATAACCAACATAAGCAACGACTCTACCATGTCACCAAACATAAATCTAAACAGTGTGTTGTACTGCATAGACTCTTTTATTCCTTGTTTATCAAGGACTTGCTGACAAAGAGGCCGACCCAATCCAGACATGCGTATGCGATATTCGCCACGCCTTTCTGTTAGTTGTCGCTTTGCGGAGTGGTTACAGTCATCTGTAAATTCTGATAACGAAGCGGGGGAAACGCTTGTCTCCCCCCGCAACGCTCTGGACATGTAGTCCTGTATGTTAAGCAGCGTCAGCATCAGCAAAGTCCGCCGCAAGGTCTAGATCACCATCATCTGAAATAAGTTTCAGTGCTTCACGGTTACTCTTCATAACGTTTTCGTTATGACCTTTGATGGTTTCGGCAAACGTTCCCATCAGTTCACGATCCTCTGAAGTAAGCTGGACTGTGCTATCAAACGTAGGCATAGGTGTCCAGTAGGTCACACTGCCCTTCTTTTGTTTGTTAGTCCGCAACAGAATATTAGTATGTGGCATCAGCTTGTTTTGCTTAGTCAAGCTTTGGATGAAGTCAGAGATAGGCTTGAACCCTGACCGCTTAAAGTAGGCGACCACTGGCTCGTCAGCAATCTCTACAGGAGTACCGTCCCCTTCAACAAACGATCCGCTAATGCGTCCGTAGATGACTTGGTTACACACTACCGCACGGGAGTTCAGATAACGAATGTCATCTTTATCCATTGCATCTTCTTCGTCACGAGTCAAACGACCACACTTGTTGCCGCCCTGCGTGTCAGGGAACATGCCGCCAAAGGAATTCTTTTGGACTGACTTACAAGAGAAGCCACCCTTACCTTCGTTAGCTTCTTGATCCCACATGCTGTACTCATACATCCGAAGTAGCGCACGTAGCTTGACTTCCTTTGCGTAAACAAAGCGTCCATCTACATACATCTTCCAGTCACCACGAGTCAGGTTGTTACCGTCGTCGGTTTCCTGATCGTAGTTGATATTCAAACGAGGAAGACCCACACGTTCGTTGGTGACACCACCTTGACCCGTTAGCTTCATCATTTCTTCTATGTTGTCGCCTGATAAAGCGGCAACCATATTGTCTAGTTCGTTATTCATTTCCATGATTTCTGTCCCTGCCATGATCCTATGATCTCCTTTTCGTAGTAGGGTTGTAGATAGATATTACTAACTTACAACATGTAAGTCAAGCCAATTATCGCCTATTTTTATTTCAATTTCGACAGGCATGTCGTAGGTGACGCCATATCGACGTTGTGTCTCTTCAGGCAAAGAGAGCATAGCTTCCCGCATCAGCTTGATGCAGATGTCTTTTTCATCTGGGTGCATATCCAGTACGATTGAATCGTGTACTGTGTTGCAGATTACAGATTTTAATTTATTTTCTTGGAACAGTTTGTCTAGTCTGACCAGTGCGGCGGGCAACAGATCAGCCGTTGCAAATCCCTGCACAGGATAGTTACAGATGTTTGTGCGGTGTGTAGCCGTACCGTACTTTGTCCACCGTGCATCCGGGAAAGCGTACTGTCTTCCAGACGGTAGGGTGATTACGCGCTTTTCTACGGCCTCTCGTTGCAGGTCATCGTGCCAGAGGGTAACCCCACCATACTTCTCTTTGAACGCCTTGTAGTAGCGTTGTTGCGCCTCTGTGCCGCTAGTGCCACCATACAGGGGCTTAAAGGTGTGTGCCTTTGCTTCTTGTCTAGAACAACCAATCACGCTGGCAGTGTAGCTATGCACATCTGTGCCAGCTTCCACGTCGGAGTAAGCTTGTTGGTCTTTACCCAAGAAGCCAGCTACTCTGAATTCCAGTTGCGAATAGTCACCTTCAACAATCTTACCTTTGTCGAAACGGCTTTCCACAACCTTCCGTATTTCAAATGTGTTACCTCGTGGCATATTTTGAAAGTTAGGATTGCGGCTCGAAAGGCGACCCGTCGCCGTAACACACTGCATAAATTCTGGATGTATGAAACCGTAGTCATCGACATTGTTTTTCATTCCTTCTACAAATGTACCCAAGTACATACGCAAAGCATTGTATCGTACGTACGCACTGGCAAACTCACGGGCATCACCCGACAGTTCTAGTTCACGATCAGCCAGTGTATCTTTGTCTGTTTTGAATCCGGCAGATGCCACGTCCCTTACGTTGCGTGGTACAATCTTGAACCCTGCTACCTGTGACGTGGGCATGTATACCACACCTTTGCCGCCACACGTCTTGCATATACGCAGTGCTTTGCTGGGTGTACCGTCCTTACGTGCGGGACGAACACGCCCACTACCTAAACAACTTGCACACTGACTACCCACTGTTTTGTACACCACGTCTGTGTTAGATCGTACACTAATGCGAAAGTCTTTTGCTGACATGCGGGTGCGTTGCTTTGGCTTCATGGTTGCACCCCGTTGCTCCATGCCCAAATTAAAGATAGATGACCACGACTTTTTGTCACGCACCTTACGTGAGTACAACAGCATTGACCTGTCGTCAGGGCTAGTCAAGCTGATAGGTGTGTCGCCCATTGCACTCCGCGCCATGTCATTCAAGCGTAACTCTAATGCGTCCAGTTCATCTTGGTATAGCTTTTCAATTTGATCTAGTGTGTCTAGATTAATACGTATCCCGTTGCGTTCAATACGGGACAGTGTGTCTGTCATTTCAAGCGACAGCTTGAGTGTCGGTACCAAGTCGTTCATTGTATATATCCTCAAATGTTATGCCAAAGGCATCTAGTTGTTTTAGTGCTATCTGTTCTGTAGCCAGCACGTCAGCTATACCATACTCTTTTACTATTTCCCACGGTATTTCGTAAAAGGTTTTTCCACTCGCCATAAACGGCTCAACGAGGTCTTTCTCTTTTTGCACTGTGTCATACTTTTTTGCAAGAGCAGCAAGTCCAAGAGGCCATCTCCGCGCTTTCGATAGAACATACTCTGCAACCATAGTATCATAGATTTCTCCTGTGTAGGTAAAGCCGCAGTCACGTATCCACGACAAATCAAACTTTATGTTTTGTCCTACTACCACATCTGCGTAGTTAAGTGAAGTCTGAAAATCTTCTGCGGCGTTGGGTGAAGGTTGTTCAGTCTCGTGATAGTAACAGTCGTAGAATACTTGTGTTTCATCTAACCACTTGTAACCTATTGAAACCAAACGATTACCAAAGTACGGCAGTGCAGTAGTACCACCGTTGGGTTTGTGTAGGTGTGTTGTTTCTACGTCAAATGTCAGTACGTTCATTGCCTAGTGCCTCACGTATTTCCCTGATAAGCCAAGCAGGTTTTTGTTGGAGTAATTTTTTTAGTCGTGCCTCAAAGTAGTCTAACTCTTGTTCAGGTGTAGGTATACTCTGAAATTCTTCTTTCAACAAGTAGTTGTGTACAAAATGCTTTATGTCATGCTTGTGATTATACCAAATAGATTTCCCTTTTACTCTCCACTTGGGAGAGATAAGGCTAACCACAAACTTTTCGTTTATAAGAACTGTACCACTACCATAGTCTTCTATGTTAAGACGATGCTCAATTAAAGCTATAAGCTTGCTTAATCTACTTGATTCTCTTTCACCCCAATTATTTACTGTGTCCCTATCCCGTTCTTCTTTTGCGTGTTTTCTAGCTTCTCTTAAACGCACTTTAAGTTGGGGTATGTCTTCCATTGTGTACATAGATTCAGACATTATTCCATCTCCTCAAATCTTTTCTTTGCAAAGTACCGTGCCAGTACAGCCAGCGACTCACCACCTATGTGTGGGTACTTGTCTTTAAGTCGTTGGTATTCTTCGTCGTACAGACGCTCTAGTATTTCTTCGTTGTAGTGATTGCTCATCGTCTTCCTCTATCAGTCTTAACGTAGTGACAGTTAGCACACAACACTCTACACTTTCTTATTTCTTTAGTCAAAGCTTTGAGTGAGTACGCCATCATGTGTGCTATAGCGGCTCTTTTGATTTTTGGCTCTATGTGGTCAAAGTGTAACGCCACTGCGTGATCTTTGTATCCACAAACACAACAGCCCTTGTGTACCTTGTACTTACCAAGCCAATGCCGACGCCTAGCCCTGCGATTCATCAATAGTACACCCCTCGCTGTATATCTATCTGTGTGTTGATTGTACCATGCCAACCGTTCAGCTTGTTCTTTGACACACACACATGACGCACGATGTTTTCTACGTCACTAGCCCCCGTCTTGCCTATGCCTATAATAATGTCAGCCTCACCAGCTTTACCTGTTTTGGAGTTGTCCATCATTGAGTAGTCAATAAACTGACGGTCATGTGCGTCGTTGCTTGCTTGGCTAACAGCCCACACCAACAAGTTGTTACGCTTGGCTATCTCACGGGCAAGGACGTACGTTTCTTTTAGACGCTCATCCCCACGATTAAACTCACCAGAAACACGAAACTTGTCAAGCTGATCCATAAACATTATGTCAGGCTTGTTCAGCTTGGCGTACTCATTGGCTTCTTCCATAGACGTACCCACAGAGTCCATGACAGTTAACAGGGGGGCTACCTCAATGTCATACCGCATAGGAAGTGTGTTACGTTGCTCCACCAATTCTTCACGCTTCAAACCAAAGTAGCTTTGTATGATGCGTAATTTTATTTTTTCTGCTGGTTCTTCGTTAGCCCAATAGGTAACCTTGAAGCCCTGCCTAATGTAAGACGCGGCAAGAAAACAACAGAAGGTAGTCTTTCCCACTTCGGGACGGGCAAACAGTATACCTAAGTTACCACGATCTAAACCATCCACCCGTTCTTTGATTAGATCAAACTCAAAAGGAAAATCCTTTGCTCCTGTGTGACTGTCTAACAGTTCGCCTATGCCAGCTTCTACCTTTGTGTAGGTAGTTTTGTCACTGATGCGTCCGTCTTCTACAGTCTCAATCAGTGAACGCAACTCGCCGAACTCTTCACTTTCACCCGTAAAGATTTCGATGGCCTTCTCCCCAATGATACGCGCACGATCCCGCAACCAGAAGTTACGCACCATGTCTAGGTGCATGTCCGTATTGTCAGGGTTGCCACGATCAAGGGTTGTTATCAGTTCTTGTGCCTTTTCCCGTGTGCTGTCAGGCATAGCAGGATTGCGGTCATTAAACAAAACAGACAACTCACCAGACGTAATGTCAGTGGCATACTGTGTGTGTGAATAGCTTATCGTGTCAAACACGTCACGCATCTCGCGTGTAAACATGTCACGATTGACAATGTTAGCTACACTAGAAAAGAAGTCAGCACTAAGGCAAAACCCCAGTATTTGTTTATCTATCGATGTAGGATCGTATGAAGTCATCCCGTTCGTCCTTTTTCATGTTTTTCAAATCAGTCTTTAGTACAATTAATTTGGTAGGTACGTGACTGTGCAACGTACGCACCATGTCAATAGCTTTATCAGTTGCATCTTTGTCCAGTGCAACGTACACCTGTTGAAACTTTCGCAAAGTTTCTATGTGTTCAGTTAAAAGATTAGTACCTAGCAGTGCTATTCCTACTGCGGACTCAGATACAGAGCAAGCACTAGCGCAATCTTCCACAAGAATTCCAACGGTTGATCTGCCACATGTGAAGGGGTGTTTGC